TGCACCTCTTTATGATTTGCTAATGGCACCTTTAGACTCGAGGGTGGCAGATAGTTTTCTTATTAAGATGAAAAAGGATCTACCAATATTATCTGAGCTTAACTCTGACCAATTAGCCCTGTATTCACAAACCGAAGGATTTGAGACGGTTCATATTCATTTAAGCATCATGAATGTGAATATAGATCTTAACCAAGTAGCAGACCGATTGGGTAAATCAGTAACAGGTGAGACATATGACATTAACGCAAGCTGATTTTGAAGCCCAGCTCCAAGCAGCGATAGATGATTATGAGATTCAGGAACGCTATAAAGCTCAAGATCCACTTGTCGTTCACCAGCTGCGTTCTATGGCTAGTTTTTTGACTGCATTTGGTCCAGAAATCGATATTGCTTCAATTGAACCATTTACCAAAACACGTGACCGCTCAATTATTGCGGATGCTACAAATAAAGGCATTTTGCCTATAGGTACACCGTGTCAGCACTTAATAGAAATTATCAACCGGTCAACAAATGCTGTGAGCTTAAGTCAAGGGCGAATGATTGAGGACCATAGCGGCGGTAGAGTATGGCGGTTGCTTCAATCAATTACTGTTAAAGCTGGTGAGACGGCGGAAGTAATAGCAGAACAAAGTGAATACCGTGAAATTAAATATGTTGTACCAGTTACTGAAGGGTTCCATAAATATCGAATAGACCTTTTAGAGGACCTTTCACTTGCAAATATTTCGGTTAAGCAGGGCAATAATAACTATGTAATTAAGCCGCGCTGGATGAATGTTGAACCAGGTGAATATGCTGTAACTGTTACTACAGATAATCTAAGAAGATTGTTTATTGAGTTTGGCGATTCTGATAGAGCTGGTCGTACTCTGCAAGCCAATGAAACGGTAATAATTGGAATTCTTGAGACATACGGGGAAGTTGATGTTAATCGTTTAAAAGATGCGGCCTTACTTGATGTACTTACTAATGATGAACAGCGGGTATCAGTGCGTTTTAAAGCTGGTGGACTGATTAGAGAGGGCGTAGATCCGTTAGCTGTATCAGAATTACGTTTATTATCAAGCTATCCATCACTTTACGATGAAGATGCGGTATTTCTCGGCAACTTTGACTATGCAGTCCGTAAAAAATTTATGAAACGGGCACAGTTTATTTCTGTCTGGAATGAAACGTTGCAAGAGCAACACTTTGCCATTACATACCGCGACATAAATCATTTAAATCTTGTGGTGGTTGCGAAGAACCCAGCTGAACAAGCAACGTTAGAACAAGATATCTGTCGGTATATTGGTTATTGCGATAACTTGTATGAAGGTAAAGTGAATGTACATGAAGTTGTAGAAAAGCCAATTGAAGTAAAAATTAAAGGCTCTTTGGCTTCTGTACATAACACAGATATGGTTAAGACACAGATCAAAGAATTACTTGTAGAACGATACGGGCGTGAATCATTGAGCTCAAGTCGTTGGCTGGTTAATGGCTTTAATACGCAAGAAATGGGGAAGCTGATTAATGACAATATTGTGGCTTTCCAAGACCGGATGAGTGACTTTACCATTATGCTTTCAAATGAGTTGAATAAGCCTAATGAGTGGGTGTATGTGACAAAAGACAGCATTACTGTTGAGTTGGAACGCACCGCTGATATTTCGGGGGCTACATGGACCCTATAAGCTTTACTCGGCCTATCGATGAACAATATGTGAGTACGGGCTTGCAAACCGCACTTGCTAAAGCATTTAAACAAGTATTTGCACAAAACTTTGAACAGTCCATACAAGATTTATTGGATTACGGTTGTCCTCATATCGGTAGTAAAACAGTTGTAGAACGGTTCTCTAAACAAAACGGACTTGTTGTATTACGCCGAAATAACACCTCTGACACGTTAATGCGAATTATCTATGCCAATTGGAGCAGCATGGGTAATAAAAGAGGATTAGCGTTTTTAGAGTTTGTTTTACGAATGTTGTGGGGGAAAGATCATTTTCAGATTATCCGGCTATGGCATAGCTTGGAAAAGCTAAAAGAATATCCAGCCTATTTGTCTGATTTTGAAAAGCCAAATTACTTCTTAACAAGTCGGATTAGAATTGTTTTAGATAAAACTGTTGATGCAAATGAAGTGGTAGAGCTGTCACCGATATTACGCCGTTTAGTACCAGCCAATATTGTCGTTAAAGTTCACTCAATGGCATTTGATAGAGATTTAGGCACCACAAGCTTTGCAGCGGCAATAGCAGCTAAGCCTTATGCAGTCTATAACTTCCTTTAATTCAATTGGAACTGTTGAGTTAGCGCTCAAATACAAAATGATTTCATAGTCCTGTTCATTAGTTCAGGACTTTTTTATATGCAACAAGCTCAAGACAATGTTTTAGTAGGAATCGCAGAACCTATCAATGGTCAGGGAGAAAACTTATTAATTGATCATTTCTTAGGATATGCTAGCCATGAATTAGAACCACAAGAAATTGATAAAGTTATTAAAGGGGAAGTGGTTGAAGGCATTACGGAATATGCTCAGGGCCATTACTATAAGATTTCAGCAAATCCTGAAAACCAAAATGCAAAAGATTTTGAAATCAGTATTCATTTTCAAGATGGCCCAATTCCAGAACATGGGGTGAATGGGGTTACTAGTGAAGCATTGTTAAAAGTACTTATTCACCGTACTAAAACCTTGGATGAAAAATTTCCGAGTGAGTTCAACAAACAAGCCATTATTTATATGGAAAGTGCGCTAGAAGAATTTAATAAACGTACAGCTGAGCGCCGTGCTCGTGGTGTTGAAGGCACTCTTGTTAAGTAATTGGGTGAAGTATGCGATTAAAAATCTTTTGTAGAAAACGTGCTTGTTCTCAATTAATTGACTTATCTCAAATGGATTGTTTGCAAGTCTCCGAAAGTGAACATCGAGGAGGCATGGTCCATGAGCGCTTTTATGATGTTTTTATTTCTCTTAAAAGTGGGTACATCTTTGATGCAACCATTGAAGATAAACAGCATGACAAGCTATTGGAATTAATTGAGTTTGATCAAAAGATTTGATTTGGAACTGATTAAATTTCAACTATAGAACAACTGAAACAATAGCCTCAATCACAGCATTGGGGCTTTTTTATGGCTAGCAAAAATAGAAAGACAAAAGTTCTATCTTACAACTTACATGACCGATGCCGTAAATTTACCGGTGTTGATCGAAGTAATGTCGATGTAGATGCAATGGTCAACTTGATCAACAGTGACCATGTACAAGAAATGGTTGCTACTAATTCATTACAAGGTTTTTACGGTCATCAAATTCGACAGCGCTATGGTATGGTGCCGCCTGAAACGGTGATCATTAAAGGTAAAGTTGTATATCTTTCACGGGCGTTTAAAACAATTGAATTACGTGCTTCAAAGGATGGAACAGTTGAACACCGAGAAGAGTTTTATGATAACGAGCCTGGTGAGATCGCATTACAAGATTATAAAGCCCAAGCGGGTGGTTTTAGCACATCAGTCAATTACAAGAATGTCGGTGGCCGTTTAATTCCAACGGGTTTTTTTGGTTTTGATTTCGTTGCACAACCAAATTATGCAAGTAATGTAGGGGATGGTCAGTTATTTGATGGATTATTTGTTCCTGAAGAGCCAGAAGGTGTTGTTTCTTGCTTTGATAGCGCAACAGATATTTCACAGTTATCACAGCCCGAAATTATTATTGCCCAATTACTTGAAGATCAAATTTTACAGACATACGACAATATCAATAGTCAGCTGCATCTATTAACCGAGTTAGGAAATGCTCAAGGATTAGTGGGTGAATTATCAGAAAAAGTTGATAAACAGAAACGCTTGCAACAACTTAGAGAAGAACGAAAAAAAGAACTCTATACGGGTATGGTAAATCCTGTGAAGAGTTTTGATTCAGTACAACAACAAGCTGAACAAATCATTCAAAGTTTGGACAATCCAAACGTAAAAGAGAAAGCTAAAAAGCCGAAAAAGTCTTTTGGCAATATCTTTAGTGTATGGGGGTAATAATGAATTACCCCAACGATTCGCTTAAAAGCATCCAAAACGCTTGGTATAAGCAGCTTGTCAATTTTCGTGCTTGGTATATGCCTGAGACACAATTAACGGCTGACTGGAAGTTGAGAGCCATTGGTAACGCTATAAAAGCATGTCCGTCACGGATGATGGACGATTCAGAAGCAATGCTTTCTGAATATAGAAAAAGCCAGAAGCATGTGGAAGAGTCCAAAGTGCTTTTACCTGTAATGCTTACTGCAACAGCGTTAACTGACCAACCCCCAGATGTAAATCAATTACTACCAGTGCCTGATTTTATTGAAACGGTCATTGATGAGAAACGGGTGAAGGTTCGTCTGGTGCCAACAACTGTACGTGCTCAAATCGCTTTCTTTGCCACCAATCCTAATGATCTGCGTTCAGTCATTGGGCAGTTTTGCGCGTACATGTCTAGCAATGATAACCGTCGTTTTAATGTGCCATTTCAGCAATGGAATGATCATGTATTTAATTCAACATTCACTGTTTTTGAAAATGAACTTTTTCCATCACCAGTCCCAAGCGAAGCAATCAATCTTTCTATCTCAACTGTAGATATTCAGCTCGTGGGTTATACACCTAACGTCATCGGTTTCGGTGGTCCATTCGACCAAAACACAGGTAATGGCTATGAACCTGACGGCTCAGCAACGGAACAGCCCGCAATCAACGACAAAGTTGTAGTGCAAGCTGATCAGTACACATCACTCGATCACCAGCGTGTGAAGGGTGATAGAGAAACAGGTGAAATTACAGTTGAGCGTATAGATGACTGACTTAATCGATAAGGCACAAGAAAGTGCTGATTATTTATTGCAGCAAGAAATTGCAAAGCGATGCCGTTTTGAAGGCGAATCTGAAAAAGAATGTATTGAATGTGGTGAAGAGATACCAGAGCGCCGCCGTGCACTTGGTGGGGTTAAATTCTGCATTGAATGTCAAACCAAGATAGAACGTAAACGGCGCTAAGGATACATGTAATGTCTGGAATTATTCGTATAGACAGCCGTGTTGCTGGGTTTTCTGATCAACCAATTCGTCTCATTGGTGCCGCATTTGCGGATACTGGTGAACTTGTTATTCAAAAAACTGCCGTTTATTCAAATTTACCTGTACCAAGTGATTTAAGAGATCAAACGGTTGTTGTTACTGATTCACCTGACCAAGTACAGAATTGGCAATTAAGTTTCAATGCTAAAGAGCACTTAGAAGAAGTGATTTCAATTTACCAAGCTCGTTTCAGAGCAAAGTTAATTGAAATTGAGCCGAAGCTGAACCAGTACAATCCTAAGAACGTACTTGAAATCCGTAAGGTCGATAAAAACGGCCTTCAGCAAGAATTTGATAGCAGCAGCTTAAACAACGGCCACATTGCAATCCTGTTAGCAGTTTGGGCTAGTACAAAAATTGCTAAAGGCTTTTCAATTACTGAAGGGAATCAGTTTGAAGAAGATGCAGTAGATCCAACAATGCTTCCTTTTTCAATCTTTTAATTAATGGTGTTTTTACGGTATGGCTTTGGCACCATTAAAAGAAATTCCCGAATGGTGGGAACTTTGTGAGCGTTATCGATACGACATCTATGCTTTCGCCGTAGAAGCATTAGGTGTCGAACCCACATGGCAACAAGAATTACTTTTTGAATCTATTGCATTTGATGGTAGCCGTACTTCAGTTGCGTCAGGTCACGGTTGCTTTGGAAAAGGGACTTTAATCAAATTAGCCAATGGGGACTTCATCCCAGTTGAGCGTATTAATTTAAATCATAAGATTCTCGCTGCAGATGGTAAGACAGAACTAGATGTAATTAAAACAGTAACCGGTTATCAGGAAATGTACCGGTTTGAGTATGAGAACGGTAAATCTCATACATTCAATAAATCACATATCCTTTGCTTAATCTCTTTATACGATGGTAATGGTTGGTCGAAGGGCGACAAGATTGAATTGCTTGTTTCTCAATATATGAACCTAAAACCTGAAAGTAGAGAACAGTTTGCATCTTATAGGCTTATAGATGGTGAACATAAGCCTTTAAAAATCACATCGGTTGCCGAGCTTGGTGAAGGCAAATATTACGGTTTTGTACTCGATCCAGATCCATTTTTCTTAGGTGAAGATAACTTAGTACTACACAACACTGGTAAAACGGCCAGTGCCGGTATTGTTGCCTTATGGCATCTCTTGTTTTTTGATGAATCAATCATGATGTTTACTGCTCCGCAGATTGGGCAGTTAAAGAAACAAGTCTGGAAAGAAATCAGTATCAATCTAGCACGATTGAAGCAAGGGCCTTTGGCTTGGCTTGCTGATTATGTTGGGTACCAGTCTGAACTTGTATACATCAAAGGCTACAAAGAAAAATGGTATGTCTTTGCGAAGACAGCACCAAAACATCAACCTACTAACTTGGCTGGTAACCACGGCGATAACTACATGGTCTGGGTCGATGAGGCCAGTGGTGTAGATGATGCTGTCCTTGATGTAGCTTTTGGTGCCTTAACGCACGAAGACAACCGTGCAGTAATGACCTCACAGCCTACCCGTAACGCGGGTATGTTCTATGAGACTCATCACAAGTTAAGTCATCGAGCTGGTGGTGTTTGGATTGCACTCACATTTAACGGGGAAGAGTCACCACTAGTTAGTGAACAATCCTTACAGGAACAACGGCAAAAATACGGCAGCAGGGAAGATGCTCAGTATAAGATTCGTGTACTAGGTGAATTCCCAGACTTATCAGATGAGTTCTTAATCACGAAGCGTCAAACCGAAGAAATGTATGTTGGCGCGAGTATTTTTGATGACCATCAATTCGGTTATGTCATTACTGTTGATGTTGGTGGTGGTGTTGGCCGTGACGATTCAGTAATTGTTGTTTCTAAAGTTTGGGGTGAATCGCAATGGGGAGAGCGTGCACGCCGTGTAGAAGTTGTAGATATTCCATTATGCAAAAACAGAGATGATATCTTAGAACTATTTGCAAAGATTAATGAGCTACTTTTACAGTACCCAAATGCTAACTTGGTTGTAGATGATAACGGGGCGGGTAAAGGTTTAGGCCAATACCTTAAAAAGCAAGGTATTTTCTACGTTCCTGTTTATTGGGGCTCACAATGTTTTAGTAATGACAATAGAAAAGAGTTTACAAATAAACGGTCATTAGCTTATGTGGGCTTAGCTCGAGCAATCGCAAATGGCCGTTTTAAAATAAAAACGAAGAAACACAATGTGAAAATTAAAGATCAGTTAATCCACGTTCCATACCGTTTTGATGACTTTGCTCGTTATAAAATCTTAAGCAAAGACGAAATGAAACGGATGGGAATTAAATCACCGGATATCGGTGATGCTTTTGCTTTCTTATTCTTGGAAAACGTTCACTACACTGAAGCTTACGAAACTGTAAATGTCACTGACGATACACCGGAAGGCCGTGAACAAGCTGAACGTAAGTCAAGATTCAGTGCTTTAAGAGAAGCAGCTGAAAAAGAAAATGATTAGTTATATGGAACTGCCCACTTAAATACCTATTCTTCATAACTACCATAGATCAATAAATCATATGGGTGGGTTATGGCTATTAACTTCTTTTTAACTGACGCAGGTCGGAATGCATTAAATAAAGTGGGTGATGTTGCTAGCTTTGGTGGGGAGCTTACCCATCTTGCTGTTGGTACCGGCAAATTTGATGCATCAGTAGAAGCGAAAAACCTAACTTCTCTTAAAAATGAATTAGCTAGATTTTCTCTTAACGGTGGTGGTGTAGATACAGAAACGGGTACTTTGCGTTTTGTAATGAGTATTGAGCCCACTTTAACAATGGAAGTGTTTGAGATGGGTATTTACCTATCAGATGGCACTTTACTTGCGGTGGCCTCGACTACAGCTGCTCAATCAATCATGTCTTTACATGCAAACGTAGTAGCCATTGTAACATTTGGATTTGTTTTAACTGACGTTAATTTAAAAAACGTAACTATCAAGATTGATCCAAACACACCAATTGCTGTGATGTTGATGAATCAGCATAGTGCAGATGAAGACCCTCATCCACAATACGGCGCGTTAATTCGTAAGCTCATGACTGAACATAATCAGCATGAGGATCCGCACCCTCAATATGCATTTGAAAAAGACGTAAAAGCCAAAGACGATGATTTACAACAACAGATTGATGATCTAGATCTTAGTTCCAAAAATTTGTTGCAGCAGTTAATCGATTTCAAGAAAAACTTAGATGCTCAATATCCAAAATTAATTGGAGCAGGTGTAAATATTGGTAGCTCAGCCACAGTTGAACTAGGTGGCAAAGTTACTGATTTACGTGATTCAAAGTATGCAATCTATTTAACACCAGAAAGCCCACATGAAGCATGGAAGCTTACCCGTGCTGAAAAGGGTTTTTCATATGAAGTTTGGGACCGCTCAGGTCAAAACCGGATAGGGTATTCAGGTACTGTGAATTGGTCCGTTGTTCAGGTAGCTGCAGAAACACTAAACGATGGAAACGGCGATTACACAGTCCCAGGTGTTTATATCATTCCAATTCAACCGAAAGAACAAAAAGAATTCATTTTGGTTGGTGCTGGTGGTGCTGGTGGTGGCAGTGTCTGGGAGTTAGGAGCATTGGCACATGGGACCAGTGGAACAGATACACGCTTACGTTTAAATGAACTTGATTTGGCGGTTGTTGGCGGCGGTAAAGGCGGTACCAGTGGTCAGTGGTCGAATGGTAGTGCTTTCTCAAATGGTGCTGGTGGTTTAGCAGGTGTAATCACTGTGACATCAAACATAACCGAAATTTCACGCAAGCTTGGTAACGCTGGTACAGCTGCAAACCAAACAAACCACAAAGGCGGCGCATCAGTAAGTCCAGTATCAAACTGGGGTGCTGGTGGTGATGGTGCTAATGGTGTAGGTGATGATGGCTGGGCACTTGGTGGTGGTGGTGCAAGTGGTGGTTTACTCATTTGCCGATATGTGAATTCAACCGAAAAAACTCAGTATATGACTTTAGTTGTTGGTGAACCTGGTGTTGCAACCGAAAGTAATGGTAACACTGGTAAAGCAGGTACTGGTGGCTTTGCTCGTGTAAGTACTGTTAAAGCTTAAATAGGTAAAACAGTATGAGAAATGATTATCGAAATGCTATTAGAGACTTAATTCACCGGAATCTTCAACAAAATAATATTCAGAATCTGATTGTTTGGGAAATCAAAGACGATGAATCTCAAGATCCATCACTGTTGAGTTTGAAATTATATGGTTCAAGAAACCATATTGATGCAGTACTTGTGGCGTGTGGTGTGAACGGCGTTTGGGAAAAGTTACCTCTTCATAAGGTGGCTTTTCCAAGGCTTGTTGATCTTTTAAGACTTCAAAAAGAATACTTGCAGGATAATTAAAATGTCAGCATTCAAGCCAGATGATTTACGCCGTGCCCAGCTGCAATTAAACCAGTCTTTGCAAAATGGTGGAGTTCGTAGAGATCAACAGAGCCGCCAGCGTGCAGATAGAGAACAGCGGGCATTTGCAGAAAAAGAAATTGAATATGATGATTGGGGACGAAAGATCCCTAAACCTATGTTCTTGCGACCACAAGATATTGCCCAAGGGGAAAAATATGATGTCGAAAGAGTACTTTTTACAACATTAGGTCAGCGAAATGGAGAAGTACCACGGCGTATTACCCGTGATGATATCTTGGCATTTCAGGAAAACATTCAACTATTAAAAGATCAGTATAGTAAGGGTATTACCCCTCAAAACATCATTAATTTAAGCCGACAAGACGATATTGATCGGGCAAATGAGCAAATCTATTTGGCGGTTCCAGTAAGCAGAAAAGCTGGTTTAGTTCACTTGCTTACTAATGCCGGACCAAATAGTAAAGTTTTAAATCATCACGTTGAGATTGAGTTTTCTAACTTTAAATCTGTTGTTTTTGATATCGATAAACAGGCATTAAACACCGTCAAAAACCGCTTGGCTAAAGGCAAAATCAAATTTCAGTGTGATTGCGAACGTCATACGTTCTGGTACCGCTATATGGCAACTATTGGCGGCTATAATTTAGGACGTGATGAGGGCGGCTTTCCGAAAATACGTAACCCGCATTTATCCGGTGTGGCTTGTAAACATGTATTGCGCGTTGTTAAGTGGATTAGTTCACCATCCGGGATTGCCTACCTTAAAAAGGAAGTAGAGAAAGACCGTAAGAAACAAGTAGGTGCACGGTATAAGCAAACAGATAAGCAAATACAGAATTCAATAAACGAGCAAGTAAAGGATTTGATGAATGGTTCTGTTAAGCCGATCAAAGCCAATATCCAAAAAGCAGAAAAAGAAATGATGCGTAGAGCTGATAAAGTTGCCAAAAAGCTCTTAGAACGCGAATTAAAAACCCTCAAACGTTTTGAAGTGGAAACTGTTAGAGCGAGTCAAATTGAAAGAATTCAAGCCTTACATAAATCAGGCGCAATCGACAATGACATGTTAAATGTCTTTATGAAGGGTTTAAGTCGAAATGCTAAATAGATCAGTAAATCAAGTTGCAAATGGACGCCGTTTAGCAGCTAGACGTGTTGTGATGAATGCTCTAGCAAGTATTCCCGCGCAAATTTGGCGAAAAGAAGTCATTTTCAATAATCCGGCTGAAGATTCAAAACCTTTAGATCCTCTTTCTTTTGAAGCGAACACTTTATCGATTCAAGACGAACCCAACTACAAGTATGAATATAAGGGCGCTGCTTATGTTCATTTCGATAAATTTAATGGTGGTTATATTCAAAAGAACTTCTCAATGAATAACCCATCTGACTTGGTGCTAACCGCTCAAGTAGAGCCATTCAATGAAGAATTAGATGATGTTTTGGAAAGGATAATCAACATCCCTGACTTGATTCTTAAAGAAGGTGATCTTTTAGGTTTAATGATTTATGAAAATCTAATGTTGTGGTTTGAGATTGTAAATATTACTGGTTTTAGCCTCATGGCAGATTTTGGCAGTAAGTATGTTTTAAACCGTAGAGATGATTTGTTTATTTCACCTATAGGTGATGGAGAAACTAAATGAGCTATTTAATTTTCAATGAAAAAGGTAAAAAGACAGGCGACATTGAAATAGCTGAACAATGTACTTCTGCAATATTCAATTACCAGGTAATCGGGAACGGGGCAGAAGTAGAGTTTTTCGGAAGCAATATTCCATATGCAGATCCGCAAAACGATTCTCACTGGGTGTCTATTCTTACATTAACAGCTGCTGCGCCTGATACTGAACCGTTTAGACAGCATTGCTGGGATAAGCTCCGTTATAAAGTGAAAGCAGGTGATAATGTGGAGATTTATGTTTCAAGTGGTGTAAGCGGATAGCTATATAAATAAAGGGCTGAGATGGTCCTTTAGCTACATTTTCTTTGTCCTCAATTCTGGGGACTTTTTTATGTTTGGAACCGACCAGCTTTAGTAAAAATACGCCATGTCAGACTTTCTGCATCTTACATAGAAAGCCAAAGGCTGGTTTAAAATGACTGTGTTAACAGAAGAAATTCGTAAAAAGTATGATGCTCAACAACTAGCTACTGTTCAGTGCCGAAATTACTATTTCAAAAGTCCTGAAGAGCTTGAAAATGGGTTTGACAGTGCTCAAACAGCGGCAGAAGAGTATCCAGAAGTATTAAAAGCAATTTTTGATTCAATTGGCATCGAATATGCGCCAGAAGTTGATAAAGCTGTGATGTTTGGGGTATCACAATATCAATCACGTCATGGCGGTGAATTACCGCATCCTTCAATCATTGCAGCTGCATTAACTGCTGGTTTAAGTGGTGCGAAACAAGCAGCTGCTTTGCCTGCCGAAACCCTTAGCTATTACGATAGTATTAATGAATCTGGTTTTGATGATGTAAATCACCAGCATCATGAATCTGTAAGCATCGTTCCAGCAATTACAGTTGCTACTATCGCCAACGTTATCGCTTATGCAACACCTATCGTTGCTATGATTCCCAACTCAAATGGCTCAAATGAAGTACCGATTGTATCTATTCGCTTTATCACCAACCGTGATTTTGGTGCAATGAAGAAATCAGAATACTTAGATGGTGCAAATGCTTCTAAGCCTTATGTTGAAGGACGATTCCGTTTTGCATTGTCTAATGGTGGCGCAGGTACAACTTATACTGTGACTGCACGAACTGGTTATGAAGACTTCAAGGCTAAAACACCTGACGCCAAAGCGAGTTTATTGCCATTTATTGCGGGTAATGTATCTATCAAGATCAATGGTAAAGAAGTTGCGCATACTCGAAATCGCAGTAAATCAAAATTTTCAGGCAAGATTTCTGCTATTGCTGAGAAAGACGTAGTAGTAAACGGCGTTGAATATCGTGTTGTTGGTAGCGAAATTGATATTTCAGCTAGCAAAATTAGCGTGACATTAAATGAAGCATTACCAGCTGGTGCGAAAATTGAAGTTCATCTTGTGGCGGATTTTGATGCGCGTGATGGTAATGATAACTATCTATTAACCCCAGTAGGTGTTGATTTCGAACCTGAATATGAAACATTGATTGCGTCACCTATCATGGCACGGGTAACAGCTTCAACACTATTACAATCTCAGCTAACTAACGAACTTAAGCTTGGTTTTCTGGGTCAGGCTTTAGCAATTGTGCAAGGTAAAATCTTCTTAGAACAAACTGTACGTTTATTAGGTGAAGCAAAAGATTTAGCTGAATACTCCGCTCGTGAAGTTACTTTTGATGCTTCTCGTGGTGTGACTGGAAAATTAGCAGCTGCATTTAATACTTCAGGTGACTTGTTTGCGGAAGTAAATAAATTTATTGCAGCGGCCAAATTGGATATTAACCAACGTACTGGTGGCTCTACCGTAGCATTTGACTTATATGTTGGCGATACTGGGTCAGTATTCTTTAATCAACTGTCAAGCGACAAGATGCCAGTTAAAACCGGATACACTGCTGGTTACGGTCAAATTGTCCGTATTGGTACTCTTGCAGATGGTACTAACGTTTACCACGCACCGTCAGCACAAGAGCTTGTAGCTGAAGCAGATACAGCGTTTGATATGCTTTTAGTTGGTCGTGGTAATGAGCCAATTCGTGCGCCGTTCGTTGGCTTTATTCAAACGCCTCTTTCAGTTATTGAAACTCGACCAGATGCGCGTGAATCAGTACTTACTTTAATCGGTGCTCAAGCAGCCGAAATGAACCCGTTAGAACGTTATGCTGATCAAAGCTATGTCAT